TTATGTTAGTACCATCATCTAATTCATTAATTTGAAATTCACCTAAACTATTGTATGCCGTACCTTCACCGTTATCCATCTGAATTGCTTCACCAGTCCACCAACCTATTTTAGAATAAGTTAATAAACCTGTTGCGTCTCTTCTCATACCGTGTAAAGCGTAATCGGCTGTATATTGTTTACCGTCTTGCGCTACGCCAGTATATTGCTTATTAATAAGAAGAGCCATTATACAAATTCCTTAATATTTATTCTATATTTATAAAACATATTACGTTAATTCTAAAATAGATACAAAACTTTCCATATTAGAACCACTGCCTACTATTCTTAAAATATCGCCTGATTCTAAATTTATCGGTTTATCTAATTGTAGAGTATCATAAGGTGGTATTTCACCACTTTTTAATACTGTTGCGAAAGTAGACCCACCATCAGTTGTTACTTTAATGTCCACTCCCCTTGTATCCGCAGCGTTCTTATTAGATATGAAAACTGCGTGTAATACTGCTGTTGCTCCACCAGGAACTGTATAAACATTGGCTGTATTGTCATCTGTTGTAACAATAACGCCACCAGCGTTCTTAAACGTACTCGCCATTTATTATCCCCCTAAAGCAATAGCAAAAGCGATAGCGTCACCTTCACCTGTCAAAGGATCACCAGATGTCGTACCGTCTTTTGTTAAATTTCCTGTTGTTATTACTGTACCACTAACGTCTGGTAAACGAATTAAGTTATCTGAAGTTGGCTCGTGTACTGATAGAGTAGTTTCAAAAGCGTTAGCTAAAAATCCCTCATATATTATATCAGCACCATTTAATGTAATACTATTAGAAGTCGTAGCACCTTGGTTAGTAACTGCTTGTAGAGTAGTCGCACCAGCACCACCCATTTCTTTAATTACGTTTGAAGATGTACGAGTAAAGAATTTCCCATCAGGGATATTCATTGAAATTTCACCTATTTCCAAATCACTTGTAGTTGGAATAGAACCTGATACTTCTGATCTCTTTAACTTAATCGTTGTTGCCATAGATTAGTATGTTCCTCCATCAACATTGATAATAGCAACATCACCAGATGTTACTGAAAAGTTAGTTGAGTCAAAAGACGCAACACCAATGTTTGATGTACTAGCTAATTCGCCAGCAATTTGAATTGTACTTCCGTTTGCGATAGTGTTAATACCTTCTCCTGCTAAAAACTCTAATGTGCCACCTACAGCAACTGAACCTTGTGTAGATGTTTCGTCAGTAAAGTAAATTGGATCTGCTAATTTATTAGCAGCAATATTACCTGCTAACATAGCGTTTGTAATACCTAATGCTTTAACTCTTAATTGGTCAGCATCTACTTCAATAGAAGAGTTATCTGTTGCAACATCTAATCTGTTACCAGATTTAACAATTGCGTCTCCAGCTTCAATTTGACCAGCACCAGAGAATTGTGATACAGGTAATTCTGTTGTTCCAAAAGTAGGTTGACCTGCGTGAGTAAACACATAACCATTTCCACCTTGAGTTCCTTCTTCAACGAATACGAAAGAACCTCCAGTTAATTCAGATGGCTCGTTTGCGTCATCAGCTCTAGTTAATACCCAATTCGTAGAACCTGAACCAGTATTAGTAACAACGTAAACACCATTTCTTTCTCTGTTACCTACTGTCTCATCTTTAACTAAAACTCTATCACCACTAGCTACTGTTACACCGTCTAAAACTAAAGCAGCTTGTGTTCCACTGTTTGTTAGTGTTGCACCAACACCAGAAGTACCATTATTATAAGTTGCTGTTAAGTTAACAGTTGTTGCAACTCTTGCTGAATCTTTAACATCAAGTCCTTGAGCAACACTATCTACATAAGCTTTATTTGTAAGTGAGTTATCAGTAAACCCTGCTCTATCTTCATAGTTAGCTGGAACAGTAACTGTACCAGTTCCGTGAGGTGTTAAAGCAATATCTTTATTGCTATCAGTTGTTGTAATTGATTGACCATTAATTGTAATGTCATCAATAACTAAAGATGTTAGTCCTGCTATATCTGTAGTTGTTCCGCCTAATTGTAAAAGTGATGAACCTAATGTTAATTCTCCGTTTGTAGATAATTTAGCATTTGTAACTGCGTCATCTGCTATTTGGTTTGTATCTACTCCAGAGTTAGAAATATTAATTGTTACTTCATTATCAGTAACTGCTGTATCTAAACCTGTTCCACCAGTAAACGTTAAAGTTTCTGCTGTGTTGTAAGTGTCTGTTCCAGTATCACCAGCTAAATCTATAAATTGATTTACTGTTTCAAATGCTAGATTTCCACTACCATCTGTTTTTAAGAATTGTCCAATACTACCATCAGTAGCTGGAAGTGTAAATGTTGTAGTCGCTGACAAACTATTAGGAGCTTTTAAACCTACAAAGTTTGCTCCATTGTTTGTTCCTTCGTTAAATTTAACTTGACCACCTGTAGATAAATCGTTACCTACACTTAACTCATCAATTCTTTTATTTGAATCTGTTATTATTGCTGAACTTGCTGTAAGTGTTCCGTGTGGATGATCTAGTAATGCTGAAAAATATTTACCACCAATTATATCAATTGAAAGTGCATCACCATTTCCATCAACACCACCTGTACCTACATATAATCTATCACCACCGTTGGCTTGTGAACCTGTTCCATAAGTATAAGCTAATTCTCCAAGTTTTAGCGTTGAGGGGGACGTTGTTCCCGAGGATCGTTTAATCTGAATTATAGTTGCCATTGTTTACCTTAAAATTGCCCGCAGTTAAAAACCAATGAACCAGTAGTTGTTATAATTTCAGTTCTTGTAACAAACTTACCGTCACTAGCTCTATATTGTAATAATGCACCATCATCTAAAGTTGACACGTCAACGTCTTTTAATAATTTAAGTTGGAGATTGCTGTTAGTAACTTGAACACCTGCTGGAATAGTAACTGAAACTTTATCTGGACCAGATGATGTTTTTGTGTTTATAGTAGCAGTTATATTAGGCATATCTCCCTCTTCTTTTGTATATTTATAACGCTAATATATTCAAATATTATGTCGTAACTTGAGGTCTAACTGTGATAATTCCTTCAATAACTCTTGTAATGTCGTCAGCTTTAGATATTTCTAAATCGTACACATATCTTTTAGGAGCTTCTAAATTACCTGTATCAGTGGCTGACATAGATAACGTAACTACTCCAGTTGTAGGTTGTGAGATTGTACACGTTAAAGCAACACGTGTTCTTGTTGAGGCGTATCCTGTGGCCATCTTCGCAGTCGCAGTCCAACCAGTTAAATCAAACACGTTTCCACCCGTATCTTTTACAGTTACGTCAGAACTAAACGTTGCTCCTTGATCCATAGTTAGATGTGCGATAGCTGCCATTATTTTTTAATCTCTGCTTTTGAGCCTTCTTTTTTGATACCCTCTAGTATCTTACCATTATAAAAATTTGTTAAAACCTCTATTTTTTCTAATTCTATATTTAAACGAGTTTTACTTATTTGTAACTCCTGTCTTGTTGTAATATAATTACGTAATTCAGGTGTTAATTTGGCCTCGTCAAATTCTTTTCCATCTATCAATATTGACATTTTTCCTCCATTATGATATATTCATATAGTTATTTATACTCAATAAATATAAGGATTATGAAGTTTAAATTATTAAATAAGTGGGTTATAGAAGTAGATAATATTGATTTAAAAACTATATCAAATGAAGATGCTATTTTAATAGGTAAAAAAATAATATCTAATTTAGTTGTTGTTATAAGAAATCAAAAACTATCCGAACAAGATGAATTAAATTTTTGTTCTCAAATAGGAGAGTATCAAAAGTCTGCTAGTGATAGAACAAAACATATTCATTTAACAAATGGTATATTAAGAGTTACTGGTCAAAAAAATCAACACGGTGAAGAAGGTCTTTTTGGTCATACGTCAGCTTTAGACTGGCACGCTAATCAAGCGAGTAATGAAGAAAGAATGCCTTTAGTATGGTTATATGGTGTTGAAGGAACTAAAGGAAGTAGAACTAGTTGGATTAATAATAAGTTATCATACGATAATCTACCAGAAGATATAAAAGAAGAAATTAAAGATAAAAAAATTACATTAGGTTATAGATCAGGTAATTATAGTCCTAGTAAATTTTTTAAAGAACATCATCACGTTAATAAACCATTTAATCTAGTACATACAAATGACGCAGGATTAACAGGTTTATATTTTCCTTTCCTACAAGTCTTTGGTGGATTAGATGAAGAACTTTTTGAGAAATTGAAAAATCATATTCTCAAAGATGAATTTGTCTACCACCACGATTGGGAAGATGGCGATGTAGTGATAAGTGAACAGTGGTTAAGTATCCATAAACGTTGGGCGTTTGATGGAATGGACAAAAGAATATTACATAGAATAGGATTAGATTATTCAAAATGCTTGCATTAATTACAGGTGGATCAAAAGGTATTGGTCAATCATTAGCAGATTACTTTAGAGATAAACATTATACAGTTATCACAATAGGTCAATTTAATAACGCTACTGAAATGGGTGATTTAAATGATGATAATTTTAGAAACTCTATTGTAGAAAATTGGAAACCAGATGTCTTTATTAATAACGCTGGTATCGCAAAAGAAGATTTTAATAAAATTTTAAGTACAAATGGTTTAGCCGCAGTTGATCTATTACAAAAATTTTATCAAAAAATGGACAAAGGTCATATCATTAATATAGGAAGTTTGGCAACAACACAAAACGGATATATGGTAAAAGATATGCAAGACACTTCTTATATACTATCTAAAAAACTTTTACAAGACGCTAGTTACTTCTTACAAGAAATGCATACAAAACCTATTCGTGTAACTTCATTAGAATTAGGTGCAGTTAAAACTACTATACAAAATAGATTTCATAATAAAGATATACCTGATAGTGAATATGAAGAACAAACATTAAGATCAATACCTATGAAAACAAATGATGTGGTTAACGCTGTAGATTGGATATTAAATTTACCTAAACATTTAGAAGTGAGAAATATATCACTAAACAATTTTGTAAAACCAGATGGAAAAAGAAAGTAATTATATTTGTCATTTAAATTTTGAATTTAATCTAAATCAATTAAAAGAAGATTTAAGTAAACACAAACTATCATATTATAGTTTAAGAGATAGAGATAGTTGGTCAGATGAATACAAAGCAAAATGGTTAGATGAAGAAGTTAATATTAGACATAGAAAAACTACAGGATTTATAGAAGAAGAAAATACAGAATTGAGTAGAATTGTAAACTACTTTAAAGATAAATTACAAAGTGAAATAAAACCAGTTGTTACTGTCCAAAGAAAAAATACAGAATTACCTTATCATAAAGATAGTGATGTTATGCCAGCGTCTATAAACTTTCTATTAGATGATGATTACGCACCTATTACATTTAAAGATTATGGTGACATTAATTATAAAACTGCGTTAGTAAACATAAGTCAATATCATAAAGTCAAACCACAAGATAAAGAAAGACAATTATTAAAACTTTGTATCTATGATAAAACTTTTGATGAATGTAAGGAACTATTAAGTGAACACATATAAAGTAATTGACAAAGATATTATTAATTTTAAAGATGAAGCATTAAAGTTTTTTGATTATGTACACTCTAATAATTTTGAGAATAGTGATAACTTTATAAAAAGACCTTTCTCTTATTATATGTCATATGACTTTGTAAAACAACACGGTTTGAATATAGATAAGATAAAGAATAAGTCAGAATACTTTACTGGTGACTTTAGATTTTTTATGACTGGTCCAGAACACGAAGGTGGACTAGCCGCACATTTAGATCACTTTGCTGACGGTATATCACCAGGTACAATTAATCTATATTTGAGAAATTGTGATGATACTGTTTCTACTAAATGGTGGAAAATAAAAAGTGGTACTCCTAGATGGTTTGAAAATAAGGGAGGTACACTAAATAGTAAGATAGCAGGAAACAAAACTCCTCACTTTCCTAATGAAGGTGAATTTGAGGTAGTTGAAGAAAAGTATTTTTATGATGGAGATGCTATACTTTTTAGAACATCCAGATGGCACTCCGTACATAACGAAACAAATAAGAATAGAATTATTTGTAGCTTTATGTTAAACTCATTAATGGTATGGGAAGACTTGGTAGATAATTTTAGAAGTAAAGGTATAATAGAATGATAGAAGCATTATTGTTTGGATTTTTGTGGTTTCAAGTGATAGCTCACGTTGGAATATCAGCAGGCGTTCATAGATATTTTGCGCATAGACAATTTAAAGCACCAGTATGGTTTGAATGGATATGTTTATATCTAACTATTCTCGCTGGTTCAATGTCACCTATTGGTTGGATCGCAGCACATAGAATACATCACGCACACTCTGATACAGCGGCTGATCCACACTCACCAAAATATAAAGGATTTTGGTATGTGTTTTTCTCTGCGTGGAATATTAAAAAGATACCAAGAAGAATAGTACAAGATTTATATAAAAATCCTAGACTAAAATTTTATCATAGATATTGGAAACAAGTTTGGGGTATTAGTGCTTTGATTGCGTTCTTAATATCTCCTTATTTCTTTATAGGATATATTGTTATACCTGCGATATTAGGTAGAGTAGGTTTTGGAATGGTAAACGCTGTAACACACATAGATGGTAAAGTTAAAAACGTACCTTGGATTAATATACTTACAGCTGGAGAAGGTTATCATAAAGAACATCATAATAATGGAAAGAAAATTAGATTCCATAAATACGATTTAACAGGATACGTATTAGAAAAGGTATTGAAATGAAAAAGAGACAACACTTACCATTAATGGCTAAACTTAATATGTCAATAGACATAGAAAAGTTACAACAAGAATTTATGGATTTAGGTTATAATGATTGGTCATTATACGATGGTTTAAAAGCAACTAACGCATCAGAAAATGGTAGAATAGTTAGAAGAGTATTATTAGAATATTTTTTAAATGATAAAGAATTAAAAGATAGAGAAAACGAAGAGATTACTGAAGGTGGTGAAGCTTATAAAATGTTATGTTTAACAGATTATAATAATAAACAATCTATGGATGAGTCTTCTATTAAAGAATATTTAAAAGATTCTACACCACAAGGTTTGGCTAGAAAGTTAGAAAAAGTATCCGATCCTAGTCACCCTCTTTATATACCTGAAGCTGACGAAAAGAATTACGACAAAAGAAATTCTTTTTGTAAGGGTTATGTTAATGATATTATGGATATGATTGAAGAGAAAATCGGACACGTTACAAGATCACGTTTTGCTGTATTAATGCCAGGTGAAGAAATTAAACCTCATATGGATATTAATACTGACAAAGCAATACGTATTCACATTCCAGTATTAACAAATGATAAATGTACGTTTGGTGTTAAAGGAAAGAAAACATCTATTGAACAACATATGCCAGCAGATGGTAGTGTGTGGTTTTTAAATCAAGGATTTACACATTGGGTTAAAAATAATGGTGACAAACCTAGAGTACATTTAGTCTTTTCTGTTGTAGGACAGAAGTCTATTAATGAAGCAATTGAAACTTGGAATGATACATTACAATCTAAAGCAGCAGCATAATCTATTAGATCAATTTTATAGACTACAAGATGATATAGAAAAAGAAGATCATCCTCTAGCTATAAACTATTCACGTAAAAATTTAAAGTTAGATGATTTTCCTTTTTTTAATTGTATTGTATTTAATAGTAAGATAATCGCATTTGGTGGATTACAAAATACTAAATGGGGTGATAAGATAGGTAGAGTTGCTACACGTTTATGGGTACATCCAGATCATAGAAGAAAAGGTTTAGTCCCATCAGAATTTAATAGTAAGATGTTAATGCCTAATCAAATATTATGGGCAGAACAAAATGATTATGAACTTGTTTATTGGAGCAGACAATATCCACATCAAAGACATTTTAAAAAGATGATTGAAAGAAGTAATAAACATTGTCCATATCATTATGAACATAAACCTTTACCAGATATATACAACGTTTGTAAAGATAGTAAAAATCCACATTGTTGGCAAAGAGTTGCTATCATACCTTTGAAAACAGATAAGATACCTTTTGATGAAGAACATACTAAAAAGTCAGATTAAAGAATTTTGTAATTCAAAAGAATTATGTGCTCGTATTGAGGATATTACTTTTGATTTAAACAAACTTAAAGAAGATGTATCACTTATATTTGATACACACTTACCTATAGGAAAAGACAAACAATCATCATACAAAGCTTTAGGTTTACAATATAGAGATTCATTAGGAGACCAAGACATTTATTACGACTGTGTTAAGACTACACGTTACATAGATGAAAACCATAAGTCTATTATTGAAACACATCCTGCTAATCTATGGAATTTATGGAATGATTTAGGTGAAAAATTAAATTACGTTTATAAACCTATCTATGAATTAGATTTAGAACTATGGCGAACTCGTCTATTAGTAGCAGAAGGAAAGTATCAAAGTTTAAAACATATAGATTATGATTGGCGTTATCACGTTCCAATTATGACAAACACTAATTGTTTTTTAGAATATGAAAATGAAAAGATACACTTACCTGCTGATGGTCACGCATATATTGTAAACGCAGGATTTATGCATAGTTTTTCTAACGGTGGATTAACTCCTCGTTATCATTATTGTGGAATTTTAAGTTTACCTAATGAGGGTGATGGACTTAAACCTCAGTCGCTTCTCTATTGAAACTAATCTTGTTATCTACATTATAAGCATTTCTAAATGTAACATAATCCTCACATATAGGTTGTGCTATAAAATTATTATGTAAATCTTCGGTAGGAAATTCTACAATAGAAACTTTTTGTGATCCGTCTGCACTAACATTATTTTGTACTTCTGTCATATTACCAGCGTCTATCCAACTTTGAAATACAGCTTTAAAATCATCAGACGGATTATAAAAATCTACACCTTCTGGTGTCAATGCACTTTTTGTTTGTGTTAATGTTACTCTATATGTCATAATTAAAATTATTTATAAACCTTTTTTCTGTTACTATTTTATTTATGTTAGTATTAAAAAACTCATTTTTATTAAAAGAATCATCACTTTCATTATAATCATAATATGGTGAAAACCCTAAAACAATATGTATTCTAGGTTCTTTAGTTTTACATTTTTTACTATATGTTATTCTATGTGGTATTCTTGTATTCCACATATATGCTTTACCAACTTCTAAATGTTTATTTTCAATATTTAATTCATTACCATATTCATCCTTACCTATTATATCTAAAACGTGTTCAGGTCCAGTTTGTAAAGGAATATTTAATCTTAAAACTCTAAATGGAGCCTCATCAACGTGAAACTCAGCTTCGTTTCTTTTATCCTTACCACGACCATATCCAAATAGATAAGCAACTCTACTTCTAACAATAGAAAATCTAAAGTTATCAAAAAGATAACCTATTTCTGTGTTAATTAAATTTGGTATTTGTCTAAATCCATAAGAGTCATAGTAAGTATTTTTACCGTTGTCATAGACTTTTCCTTTTGCCTCTCCATAATTTTGTTTTAAATTAAAGTCACCCCAAGTTTGATGAAAAATGGATTGTTCTTTATTGTGAAAGTCTGGATTGTATGATAATGAAAAACCTTTATAAGTTTTGCTTTCATAATCTCTATAACGCCATCCTTGTATTCCAACTTCACGTTCTAACTCTTTAACTGATTCTAATAAAACTTCTGCTGGAGGTAATGCTAATTCTTCTAGTGAAAATTCTTTGAAAGTAAAATCTTTTAATAGATCGTGGCCATTTAAATCAAAATCTAAACCACGAGTGATTTCATCATTTATATTTTTAACATAATATTTCATAAACCACATTTATTTATATTAGATAAATATGATTATGACAATAGAAGAAATATTGAGTGGAAGACAACAAACAAAACTTTTTGATCCTGACAAAATACCAGATAAAGAAATTGGTGATGGTATAATCAAAAAAGCTTTTAAACTAACAGCTTCAAAACAAAACTTGTATCCTTATAAAGTACACGTATTAGGACCAGATAAAAAACAACAAAAATTAGATTTTTACGAAATTGTTTGCCATCAAAAAGGTGGCGCACAAAACATTAATATTAAACACGCACCATACTGTTTAATTTTTACAATTAGACTTGTTACTAATCCAGACCCTATAATAAAATATCGTCAATCAAAAGGACACTCGTATGAAATTTGTAATCCAAAAACATACAGAGGACAAATACCTGGAGTATCATTAGAAGTAGGTATGTTTTCAAAAGTTGTAACAAGTTTGGCTTTAGAAAATGGAATGGATGTTGCATATACAGGTTGTTTTCCTGACTACAAAAAAAATGAACATCTATGGAAAAAACTTCCTTTTATAGACGATCTTGTCATTTTTAGTATGCAATTTGGATATAGATACAATGAACACGCCTTTAAAAAAGCAAAAGAGAGAAAACCACTAGAATACGAAGTAATTAATTGGGTATAATATTGACTTTTTAAGTGTTATATGATATAATAAATTTATGATTTTTGATAGTGCCAAAGTAAATATTGTAGTGACAAGTAAACCTGGTGATGGGTTGTTACATTATAGTTATGAACATTGTAGTTACCTAAATGAAATGGGTATCAAAACAAACTTAATTATTTTAACACATCCAGGTTTTAAAGATGATGATTATAAGTCAGCCATAAGAAACAAATATATTCATTGTAAAAATATTATTTTCAATGAATACAATCCATCAGCAAAAGAGATAACTTTGATTATGGGTAGAAGTATGTTAACATTGGCATACTTAAATAGAAAGAAATATGACTGGCATAGCTTATTGACTGCTCAATTACTTTTTAAGAATAGACTAATATCAGTTTATTCAGAAAATCACATAAAAGAATATCCAGAGGCGTTAGATTTTTTTAAGACAGATAAAGTATCTGATTTGTGTGACTTTGATGTTTACCCTAATGGAGTAGGAAAACAATTTGAAAAGATTATAAACTTTAGTATATACAAACCAATAGAAGAAGATATTAAGTGTAAGTATTTGTTTTTAGGAACTAATAAAAGATATTATCAAGTAGTACAAAAAGTTTTAAACAACTATCCTGATAACGCAATACTAGCATACAAAGAAGATTATATTGATGAAAAGAATAATCATATTTTTGTACCAGCGAATAATTTATTAGGTATGTTTGATACGTATGTTTACACGAAAGACTATTTTGATCCTGCGCCTAGATTGATGCAAGAGTGTAGATATTTTAAAAAAGGATTTATATATTTAAGAGATAAAAGTATTAAAGATGGTGGATATGTTTATTGGCGTAGAAAACCAAAATGTTTAACAAAGAGTAAAAAGAATTTTAAAGTATTATTAAATGAAATTGAAAATTTTAGTTAGTGGCGATAGTTTTACTGACAAAAACTGGACATCAGCACATCATCCCGATTTAGATACAAGTTGGAAGAAATGGCCAGAACTATTAGGTGAAATGATGAACGCTGAAGTAATTAATGTTGCTAAATCGGGTTCAGGACCAGAGTACATATTTAATTCAATAATTGATGAACTAAAAAAGAAAAATAATATTGATTTAGTTATAGCTGCTTGGTCTAAAAGTAGTCGTAGAGATTATAAACTGTATAACT